CATTATTTATCCCAGTTTGCATCAACAGGTTGTTCCTCTGGCATTGCGCCATCAGGCTTGTTTAGTCTCCGTGCTTTTGCTTCATCAATTTCTGATTCAAGTTTTTTATCTGCTAATGTATTTTTAGAATCCATTTCTTTGTTAGACAACTGTGCATCCATAATATCTTTTGCACCAGATTGACCAATTAAAATACCTGCAAGTGTTCCAGTAATAAATGTTGCTACGCTACCAAGAACATTGAAAAACATTTTGTCGTTTTCGGATTGACCGTTTAGTGGTTGCTCAACAAAAACGAGGGCATATAAAATACCCATTGTTGTAAAGAATAAAATTGCTCCTAAAGTAAGACCTAAAATAAACTTTAATAAACCATCTAGTTCTGCTTGCGTCCTTCTTTTACTCATTGTTATTTTCCTTTACTAAATCTTTTGTGCATGTACCGTTTGCTTCACAGATTGGCGGATTGCATGCTGCTTCTTTCCAGTTTGCTGGGTCTTGACAGGAATACCTGTAACGACTTGAACAAGCAGAAAGGCTTATTACAAGTATACCGCAAAGTAGGGCTGACGTCAATCTTTTCATACTAATATTATACTATACATTAAAGAATGAGTTATAGTATTATTAGATAAGACTATTAGTCTTCTTTACGAATTCCTATGGTTGCAAACCATATGGCTACTGATGCTAGGGTTACATACCCAACCACCGTCTTTGCGCTTCCCTCTAAAACCACCCATGCTACAAAGAAGCCAAGGAATGTAAAGTTTTCGTTTAGGGCTGCCATGCCCCATTCTTTTAACTTTTTCATTTTATCTCCTTCTTCTAGGTGCAGTAGCAACAATTAATTGACCAGCAATCACTGTCACTACCACAATATCTTCTGCTTTTTCACGCTCTGGAATGGACATATCAGCACCTATGTTAAGTAAGGCTTTGCCTAACTCACATTTTTGCTCTTCTGTCAAACCTTCAATCGCCTCATCTGGATTAAAACAAGTAGCAACTGCTCCCAATAATGCTGCTGGACTTTCTAATACAAGCAGTGCAGATGCTACCTCTGCTTGAATAACTACGGGGTTACCGTTTGCATCTTCTCTTACCTCTACTGGAATTGTAGGAGGAAGATCACGATATTCAAGTCCCGCCGATTCTATGTTTGCAGCAGTTACTGGTGCTCCTTCTGCTGCTGTAATTAATACCTCTGAAACTAAATCTTTTTCTGCTAAGGTAAAAGAACCATCTTGAGTTAAAGCATCGGATAGATTATTTACCTCTGACGTAGTGATATCTCCATCTGCAGATAATGCATCTACAATTAATTCTGCTTCATTTGTAGATAACCCACCTTCAGATACAAGTGCTTCAACTAATGATGTGACTTCTGAGTTTGTAATTACCCCGTCAGAACTGAGAGCGTCTAGGACTAGGGCTGATTCATTTGAACTTAAAACTCCATCTGATATTAAATTATCAGTCAGTGTATTAATTTCTGAAGATGTTATTTCTCCGTCAGACATTAAAGCATCTAGTACTGCTTCTGCATCTGCTGCTGTTAAATTGCCATCAGCAACCAGATCTTCTACAACTGAAATAATTTCTTCAACAGTTAATGGTGGTAATTCTTCAATAGCAGGTGGTTCAGGTTCTACGGCAGGTGGTTCTTCAACTACAATAGGAGGTTCTTCAACTACAGGAGGTTCAGGTTCAACTGCTGGCGGTTCTTCAACTACAACAGGAGGCTCAGGTTCTACCATTGGAGGTTCTTCAGCAGGTAGAGGTGGAGGTTGAACTGCTCCGCCACCATTTAAATTAGCACCTTGTGGTGCTGGTACAGAAATAACAGTATCGGTATATTGACTTACAGGTCCAGACCAGTTAGCAACTCTAACAGTGTAGGTAGCACCTTCTGTCAAACCACTTAACTGAATAGATGCAGGAGCACCGTCAGTATTTAATGTTTGTCCTTCATATGGATTTTCTGCATCTAGATCATCTGTTACTACTTGATAAAACCAAGTGTTTGCTGTATATCCTTGAGGTAAGGATGGTGTAATGGTTGCAGTAGTTCCTGCAACAATTGGAGTTGAAATTATTGGGGCAGGAGTTGGAATGTTGTTATTAATTGCAGTAACTAATTGACCTGATTTAGTGTTTAATGATGACTCAAGAGATGTTTTTGTTGATACCGCTGAGTTTACGGTATTAGTTAAAGATGTTGTGTTAATTGCATTTATATTAGAAGTATTGGTAGTATTTTGAGCAACAACTGGAGTAAGGCTTGAGTTTAATTGTGCGATAGTTGCATTTGCTGAGTCAACCGCTGCCTGAACTGTTTCTGTATTTGGATCTACATAAGGCGTAAAGGCAGGACCTTGACTTATATGTCCAGCAAACCCAGCGCCAGAATTTGTATCTGTAATTGGAATAAGTGTTCCATTAGTTGTTTCTCTTACATTAAACCTTGCATTATTTGGTATTGGTCCAGTTGCAGTGACATCTGCAATCCATGCGCCATTAACTGGATTTACATCAGCATTAAATCTTATTTGAGCCATTTGTGTAGAGGCATCTTGTTGTGGGAATGGACGAAGATCCCAAGCAATATCTAAACTTGTTCCAGTAGTTGCATACGTAATTCCAGTTCCTGTGCTCCAAGTTGTCCAATCATATCCAGCAATAGAGACTGATGGAGCAGGAGGGGTTGAAGAATAATACCAACCATCATTAACTCCAAAAGTTATTGTGGCATTAGAACCTACATAAACATTATTATATAAAGTTCCGCCCATTAACAAATTGAATGGAAGGTTCATACGAATACCTACGTCATCTACACCAGATAAAACGTTGGTACTTGTTCCAATGGTGGCTTGTAAATTATTAACTGCTGTCTGAGCAGCATCAATAGCAAGATTTGCCTGTGTTAATTCTGTTTGTGCGGTAGATTGTGCTGTGGATGCTTCTGTTTTTGCTGCAACGGCTTCAGATATTGCTGTTTGAGCCTGTGTTATTTGTGTTGTTATATTATTTATGGCGGTAGTTGCAGTAGTTACTGTAGCCTTTGCATCTTGAACTATCTGAGAACTTTGATCTATTGGGGTAACAGATAAATCAACACTGCTAATAGTATTAATAGCGGTTTGAACATTATTTACTTCTGTATTAGCCAGAGATATTTTTGTGGCTACCTCTGCTGTAATACCTTGGGCTTCAGAGTATTCGGTTTGTGCCTGTGTTATCTCTACTATGGCATTGTTTGTGGCTGTATTGGCTTGCTGTACCTCTGTAGTAGCAGTAGAAAGTGCTTCGTTAACTGCTTGTTGAGCAGGACTTACAACAACTTGTTCTTGATTTTCTGTAGCACCAGCACGATCAGGAGCCATAATTCCAAAAATTGTTACGCATAACCCTACCCCAAAGGCTAATAATAGTCTTCGTTTAAGGTTAGTCAATTAAGGGGCATCTCCAATGTGTAATTATATTAGCAATTATACCATTTTAATGCAATAAAAAAGAGGGTAGAAATTAATCTACCCCCTAAATTTATTAAGAAATTATCTCTTTGAGAGAATCAATTTCTGTAGTGCTGCAATTTGCTTGTTGATTGTTGCAATAAGTGCAACGATTGACTTCAAGATTTCAGCATTGGAAACCTCTGCTGTACTTGGAGCAACCTTGTAAGAAACTACCTTAGCAGAATCTGTTGCTACGTATGCAGGTAGATCAACTACTGCATTGTATGCTCCAGTGTTATTACCAACGGTGAACTGATAAGTCTTTGATCCGTTTGTAAATGTATCTGTTGAGGTTGCTGTTCCAACTAGTGTTAATCCACCAGCAGAAATTGCTACTCCAGTTCCAAGTGTTGCTGCATCATGTACCTTAGCACCTGAAATATCAGTTGCAGATACAGTTAATTTTGCAATTTCGCCTGGAAGGTATGAATCCTTGTCAAACTTTGCTGTGTACTTGTTTACTGCTTGACCACAACGTGCATCAAACTCGTTTGAGTAGATGACTGAAAGATCTGAAAGAGTATGCTTGATGCGTACCTTTGTTGATCCTGATGTAGCAGCACATGTCCATCCACCAGTTTGTACAACGGTAGCAGATGATGCTCCGCCTACTGAAACTGCTGTAACTTGTGAATCATATTTTGTGGTATCAGCAGTTGGAGTAACTCCAGCAAGTTGATTACCAGCAGAATCCTTGACTACAAAGTCATATGTTCCTGTGCGAACTCCACCAGCCTGTGCAATATCTTCACCTGAAACTACAATAGATGCAGCCTCACCAGTGATTGAAATTGACTTAGTTGCTAGTGTCGTTCCATTAAATGTGATTGTAATAGTTGTTGCTACTGGCTTGTTAGCATTAGCAGTACCCTGTATTACATAAAGAACTCCTGACACACCAGTCTTTGCTGCTGCATTAACTTGTGTAGTTGGTGTTCCATCCCATGCTACTACTGCACCATTTGTAGCAGATGCTTGAAGCACTCCGCTAGTTGATAGTGCTGCTGCATAAGCATCCATTGCACGGACGTTTACATATCCTGTACCAGCATTAACAACAGTTGTAGAACCAGCAACATCTACGCTAGATGTTAAAGTTCCTGCTGTTGATGTGTCTTGTACACGAGCATAAGAATCTGCTACAGACAAAACATTTGCTTTTGCAGTTGTTGCTGCATAAATAGTTTTAATATCAATTGAAGAAACGGTTGATCCAACTTTCTTCTTCTGAGTTACAGTTACAGTACCTGCACCGTTAACAGTTAACTTTACGTTAGTTGGCAAAGTTACTGCTGAGGTTGTAGTTGCTGAAAATGTAAATAACTTACCTAAACTGGTAAGTGTAGCGCCAGTTGGGTTTGAGCCTGCTGCTGTGTAATCAGTAAATGTAGCAGGACCAGCAATTTCCAACGTTACGTTGTCATCTGCTGTTGCAGCCAAAGTATCACTAGTAGTTAATACGACTACCGCATTAACTCCAGCCTCTGCCTTGGTTGTGTCTGCTAATACTGTTACACCACGAGCACCGCTAACCAGTGTGTCGGATAGAACGTATCCGTTTGTCACTGCTGCCTGAGCCTGTGGAATTGCAACAAAAAATGTGCTTGTCACGGCTGCAGCCATAACTAAAGCGATTTTTTTAAATGAATTCATTATTCTCCTTGTTTGTTTATATTATGTTTAATCTGTCAAGAAAATCTCTAACATCGTTAGGCATTTCCCTGTTGTCTAATTCTACCATAGCCTTCTGCTTCTCTGCAAGTCGTGTAGAGGTAGACCAAGTATGAATCTCAATCTCATGGTTAGAATCTTTAGGTGTATGTGATATTGCTCCAAATACAGCGCCACATACAGCATCTGCTAGGTCCTTAGATTTTTTACGTGGATGGTCAACTCTAGTATTTTTCATAATTTTGAGTTCTGACATTTCCTCCAGTAATAAAGGAATTCTTGGTAATGCAACTCTCTCTTCATATATCATCATTGCTAAATCTTCATAATGTTTTTTGGCAACAGAAACGGTGTCGGTCTTTATACCTACCGCTTTTAATTCTTGTTGAATGTCAAATGATTGCCAACGGTCAAATGAAACAACTCCAATATTAAATCCTTGTCTGCGTAAATTAATAATCCATTGTTTTACTTCTGATAAATTAACTGGACCTTCTGCTTTTGGTTCCCACCAAGCAACTGCATCAACAATAACCATTGGGGCTACTTGCTGATAATCTTTAATAACCTGAATGTTTACCCATTTGTCTACGTGAGCAATTGCTACAGCACACTTGTCATGTTTCTGTGCAAGGTCAGCATGAATATAATACATTTTTTCTGGATCAGGTTTAAATGATTCATCAAACCTTCTAAAGTTGTCAACTGGATTTCTTAATGTCATACATTTTTCTAACTTATCCTTTTGTTTAAAAAATGCATCTGATGCAAATGTTGGTGTGCATGCAAAGCGCATCATGGCATCGCCAAGGTCTGTGTAAAATGCTAATTTAAAATCATCTATTTTCCTAGTAGGGTTTACATCCCATGTTGTTTTTTTAAGTGCTAAAACCTTTGGAACCTTATAAGAAAGTATTGTATCTTCTTCCCATGCAATTTCAAATTGATTGTTTGGATCATCGTGTGGCAGGTCTTCATTCATAATAAAGAGGTGTTTCTTTTCAATAGTTTCTTTTTCTGCAATAACATCTTCGTATCTTTTAGAGATAAAGTCGCCTGGGTAACGAGGGAATGAAAGCAATACTACCTTACCTAAATCTGGAAAACGAGAGTCTACGGATCCACGAAATGCTTTATAAATATTTTCTGCAGTCTTACCTTGCTCATTGCCAGTTCCAACTTCAGATGCAAAACCAGAAATTTCATCAAGAACTGCAAGTAGTAAGTTTAAGCCTTCATGTGATTCTCTTTCTGAGTGTCCAGAATAAACCGTAATTGATTTATCAAACTCAACACTATCAGCCTTTGCATTATATTTTCCTGCAAACCATGGTGATTTCTCTATCTTAGTTTTAAATCCTTTAAAGAATACGTTCTTTGCTTGTTGTGCGTTAATGGCTACGTTTATAATATCAATTGCATCCCCGCTTGGTTTTCCATAATA